GGTGGATTCACTGTTACTCTGCCAGCATCTCCTAACAAGGGCGACATCATTAGAATCTTTGACGTTGCAAACACCTTTGATACTAATACATTAACTATTAATAGAAATGGTAAGCCAATTGGTGGAGTTGCAGAAAATATGACAGTTACCACTGAAGGTGCTTCATTTGATCTTGTCTTCTATGATAATACACAAGGTTGGAGACTCTTTAGCGTCTAATAATGAGGGGGGGGGACTTAAACTTCCTCCCCCTGTCTTGTAGATTCACTAAATAAATCATAAGGATTGTTCTAAAAAATGGCATCATACGCAAGCTATAAAAAAGTTGCTGGAGAAAGTATCATTAATGGTACTGTTACTGACAGTAAAATAGCATCTACTGATTTTAAAAATTATTGTGTAAGATGGTTTTATGGATTTTTAGGTGATTGTACATGTGGTTGCTGCTGTCTCTGGACAGTTCCAACTGGTGTCAGAAGAGTAACTTTTGAACTCTGGGGTTCTGGAGGAAACGGACACGGAATGTGTTCTACTTCCAGATGTCAGCACTATGCTGGTGCTCAAGGTGGATATTATAATAGTAAAACAATATCAGTTTCAGATGGTTGGCAATATACCATTTGTGCCGCTGGTGTTCATCCTTGTGCAAGTGTTGAATGTTATGCTTGTGATGGTTGTGCATCCTATGTAAATGGTTGCAATTTATCTAATTTTTGTGCCCTTGGTGGTAAAGGTGGATGTGCCAATGGTGATTGGAATACAATGTGCCACTCAGATTTTGGTAGATGTTGCGCTGATCCAAATGTTTGGAATGGTGATTTTGCAATGGGAACACATGCTGGATCATTCTCTGGTTCATTTGCATGTCACTGCTATCGCCATACTGAATGTTCTTCTGGTGCTCCATTCTTAGGTTCTGGATTTGCTAGTGGTGAATTAACTGAATGCTGGATGCGTTGTGGTTGCTGGCCTGTTCCTTATGGTTCGGGTGGACAAGGAGCAATGACCACATATTGTGGTGGCGGTAACTGCTGTGGAAGAGGATCTACTGGCGGTTCTGGTGTTGTTAAAATTACTTTCTTCTAAGGAGCAGAAATAACCATGGCATCATATGCAAGTTATAAAAAAATCAGTGGCGCTTCTATTGCTGCTGCATCTTTAACTGCTCCAAAATTTAACCCTGACGTTAGAAAAACTTTTGGAGTTCAGTGGTTTTATGGGTCTCCAAATGCCTGTTCTCAGGGATGTTGCTGTCTTTGGACTGTTCCTTCTGGTGTAACTAAAGTTAATTTTGAAGTTTGGGGATCTGGAGGAAGTGGGGCAGGTGCTTGCTCAACTTCTAGATGTCACCACTATAGAGGATCGGGTGGTGGTGCTTATAATTCTAAAATAGTACCAGTAAGTCCAGGATGGACTTATACTATTTGTGCAGCAGGAAATGGTCCTTGTTGTAGATTTGAATGTAGTGGTTGCTGGGGATGTGCATCTTATGTTAATGGTTGTGGATTAAGTAACTTCTGTGGTCAAGGTGGATCCCCTGCTTGTGCTAATACTGATTGGACAACAGCTTGCCATAGTGCTTGGGATTGTTGTTTACAGGCAGGAAATAATAATGGTGACTTCGGATATATGAATCACTCTGGTGCTTTTGGAGCAGTTGAATGGTGGTTTGGTGTTGGATTCTGTCATTGTCATCACCAACAAACAAGAGCAACTTCTGCTCCATTAATTGGAACAGAAGTCCAAATGTCAATTAACTATTGTTGGATGCGTTGTGCATGTTGGACAGTTCCATATGGGCATGGTGGACAAAGTGCAATGACTTCTTATTGTGGTGGCAGTAACTGCTGTGGTCAAGGTAATATGGGTGGACCTGGACTTGTTCGTATTACTTATTACTAATAAATAAAAAAAAGGATTTGCAACGATGGCATCATACGCAAGCTATAAAAAAATTGACGCATCGACTCAAGTAAATGATGGTAGTATTCCAGCAACTGCTGTTGCTACTGGTGTATTTGATACTTGGTGTGTAAAATGGTTTTATGGATCTCCGAATAGATGTTCTGGTGGTTGCTGCTGTCTTTGGACAGTTCCAACTGGTGTAAGGAGAGTTTATTTTCAACTCTGGGGTTCTGGAGGAAACGGACACGGAATGTGTTCTACTTCCAGATGTCAGCACTATGCTGGTGCTCAAGGTGGATTTTATAATGCAAAAATGTTGACAGTATGCCCAGGATGGACTTATACTATTTGTGCCGCTGGTGTTCATCCTTGTGAATCTATCGAATGTTTTGCATGTCATGGATGTGCATCCTATGTAAATGGATGCAACCTATCTAACTTCTGCGCTATGGGTGGAGATGGTGGATGTGCTAATGGTAGCTGGAACGAAGCTTGCTTCTCTGATTGGGGTAGATGTTGCGCTGCTCCAGGGGCAATGGGTGGAGACTTTGGCATGAATAATCATAGAGGTGCTTTCTTTAATCATGCTTCTCAGTGCCATTGCCAATGCCAAGGAGCAGCTCCAACTGCGGCACCATTTATTGGGACACAAGTTCAAACACAAATTCATGAATGCTGGATGCGTTGTGGTTGCTGGACTTCACCTTATGGTCATGGTGGACAAGGAGCAATGACCACATATTGCGGTGGTGGAAACTGCTGCGGTACTGGATCAACTGGCGGTCCAGGATTAGTTAAAATAAGTTTCCTATAAATAGTAAAAAGACCCTAACTTTTTTAGACAGTAATACCCATGGCAAACGTTATTTCAGTAGAATTTGATCTTGGACTACCTAATGAATATATGGTAGATCATTCTCAGTCAGAAGGTAAAACTCGCAAATTTACCTACCACGGTCCTGACAAAATTTATTTACAACTTGGTGAGGATGGTACTGAAAAGTATGGTCCTATAACAGAAGATGAAATTTTAGATGGAAGACCATTACCAGCAGATGTTGTTGAATGGTATGAGGTTGATTGTGCAACAAATCCTCTAGTCTGTCAGTTAAGAGGTCCTGTTGTAAGTAAACTTCAAGAATCATATGATGATCAACCATATGTTCATCCACAATCCCAGGTTCTTGAAGGAACAACTACAATGAATGTATATGGTCCACCAAAACCATGTGACATTTATGATGCAACAACTGGTGTTAAAAAAGAAGAAGATGGGTCTCTTTCTGTAAGAAAACTATCTACTCTTGAAGCAATTCATGGTGATGAAAAAAATATCACGATGCTTGCTCTTAAGAGACAAAGAGATCAACTTCTTAGAAACAGTGATGGACAAGTTGCTCCAGATATGCCAGCTGGACTGAAAGCAGATTGGGAATCTTATCGTCAGCAACTAAGAGATTTTCCTTCAGTAATTGAATCTGCTGGAATTGATCCAAATATTGCATTCTATATGTTCCCTGAGCAACCTAAGAGTGCAACTTCTCAAGCAGAGTATCAAATTCTATTGGCACAAGAAGCAGAACAACAGTAATATATAACTTGAAGTTTATATCATTAGTATGAGTTATATATTATATAATTTTGATTACATTAAAGATAATCAATTAGAAATAATAAATGAACTGAAGATATCTCATGATAATATAGTAAAATATGGAGTCTTTGATACTACAAAGGCTTATATTTACTATAATATCTTTGGGGTGTCTTCTCCTTCTATACACATGTATAGGATTTATCAAAAAGTTAGAGAAATTGTAAGAGAAAAATTTCCAACAGAAATCTTGTGGATACAATCATGGTTAAATTATCATGATTATGATCAGGTTTTGGGTTGGCATAATCATAGTGCTGGTTGGCATGGATATATTTCGATTGAACCTCAAGATACTGTAACTGAATTTGAAAATTGGACTATTGACAATGAATGTGGTAACATTTATTTTGGTCCTGGAAAACATTCCCATCGGGTAGTTAATCTTAGAAAATATAAAGGAAAAAGAATAACCTTAGGGTTTGATATTATATTTGCTAATGATTATGATGATAATTCTTCACCAACAGAAAACTTTGGAGCAATTCCTTTACTATAATGTTTGAGGTAAATACTGATTTAAAAGTAAAAATAGAAAGAGTTCAAGATGTATATTGGTCTGCAACGGACAGTGGATTAGTTACTTTTGATTCTTCACGACCAGTAGAAAAATTAATTTTTATTATTGATAATTTTTATCAAAATCCAGACGAGGTTAGGCAATTAACAAAAGAGTCTGAGGTATATACTGATAAAGATAGACTTGCTGGTGCAATAGGAAGAAGAGTTTGGAGAGAAGAACCAGAATTAATGAGTGAGATGGCATATCAGATGTGTCATGTTTTTGAACAACTATGTCAACACAAAGATTGGCAACTTGAGTTTGATAAAGATCATCATTATGAAAAATGGAATTCAATGAGATTTGTTGTTAATGTAACTAACAATAAAGAAATAATTGATTCTGGGAGAAATTGGGATACTATATGCCACATAGATGGTCCTTATAATAAATGGGCTTCTTTAGTTTATTTAAATACTCCAGAAGAGTATGGTGGGGAAGAATCGGTTCCAGGGACGGGATTTTACTCTGTCGTTCCTCCAAATTCTGATGGTTCAATTAATAAACCAAAGTTGCAATATGTGTGCCCAATGAAGTATAATAGGGCAGTATTGTATGATGCAAACATGGTGCATGGTGCCATTATGGAACCAGACATGTATAAAGATTATGATAGACTAACTCAAATCATGTTCTTTTAATTGATCTAAATAATTCAAATTATGCTATTAAGATAGCAATATTAATTCACATTGAGGTTGACTAATGAGATCAAAGGCATTTTTTATTAATGGTGGAGCTGGTCGTGTAATTTGCTCCATTCCAGCATTTGAAAAATATGCAGAAACTCACGATGATTTTATCATCGTTTGTGAGGGGGGGACAGATTTCTATAAAGGACATCCCGTTCTTCATGATAAAGTTTTTGATAATTGGCATAAAGGATTGTTTGAAAATGAAATCAAACATCGAGATTGTGTATCTCCTGAACCGTATCGTGAGTGGCACTACTACAATCAGAAGTGTAGTCTTGCCCAAGCTTTTGATATTATCATTAATGATTTAGAACAACCAAGAGATCTTTCAAAACCAACCATTATTTTAGACAAATCTGAAATTGTTCAGGGATTTAATATCATTGAAGAAATTAAAGCAGGAATAGGTAAGGATAAAGTTCTTGTTGTGCAACCATTTGGTAGATCTATTGAGCAAATGGGAAGTGATTTTATAATTGATAGAACTTCAAGAAGTTTTTCTCTGAATAATATTGTTCAAATTATTAATGAACTTAAAAAAGATTACGCAATTGTGATCATGAGTGAGATTCATTTTCCTTTGGAAGAGAATGAAGATAAGTCAAAGTATAAAGTTGCTAGACCTCAAATTCCCGATATGAGAACTTGGGCGGGAGTAATCAATGCTGCAGACCATTTCCTTGGGTGTGACAGTATGGGTCAACATATTGTAAGAGCATTAGATAAAACTGCCACAGTTGTTACTGGTTCAACTTATCCTATTAATATTTCATATCCAAATCATCCTGATTTTGATATTGTTGATGTTGGTGAAAATAGAAGAGTATACTCTCCTATTAGAATTGCAATTGATGAAGTATCTGATAGATTTAATGATGAATCTATGGAATTAACTAAAGAGCAGACAAAACAAATTATTGAGTCTGTTAAAAAAAGAATGGGTAAACCAGCAGCATATACTGGATCTTTAAAATTGGACCAAAAAGATATTGCAGCATCTCCATGTGCTTTGCCAGAAAAAAAGCAAACATATTTTAAAATAGATACAAATAAAAATTCTAAAGGATTTGGCACAGCAACTCCTCTAGATAAGCAAACTGAAAACATTCTTCAAAAACTTAAGTGAGGTAATATATGGCAGAATGGATTGCGGCTGTTGCTAGAGGACATAACTCTGGCGTTTGTCTACTTCACAATGGAGAAATTGTTTTATCTATTGAAGAAGAAAGACTATCTAGACACAAGTATGATGGTGGACCATTGGCATCAATGGTCAAAATACTTGAATATACTGATAGATTAGACTATCTTGTAATTGCTCATACTCAACCATTGGGATCTGCTGGTACTATCGATTTTACTGGTGATGATCTTTATACTGGTATGGCAAGAAAGTTGGGATTAATTGATAGGAAGTGTGATCCTTACAATCATCCACAAGTTATTGATTTAAGTAGAACACATCATAAACTTCACGCAGCATGTGCTTTTTATCGTTCTGGATTTGAGTCTGCAGTATCTGTAGTTGTTGATGGTGCTGGCACTTTTATTCCAATGAATCTTGGCAGAACTCAAGAAATGACTTGGGAATTGGAATCAATATTTACTTGTGAATATCCTGCTAATATTAAAACAATTTATAAGCATCAAGCAGGAAAGGGACCTTGGGGGTCTGCAAAAATTCCTTTTATGGACAGCACTGGTGAGGATGAAGAGGGAACTCATGAATTAATCCTGGATGAGAGTGCAGGAATTACTAAAGCATATGAGGCAGTAACTCAGTATTGTGGATGGCCCCCCATTGAGGCGGGTAAGACAATGGGATTATTTCCATATGGACAACCAAATGAAAATATTCCTAAAATCTATACTGATGGTGGTGGCGGTTTATGGAAAACTGCTGATAGGAATGTAATTGTTCCAACGTACCCAAATGGTGCTGTTGTCAATGAAGGTAGATATGAATCTTTATATACACCTTCTGATTGTGAAGATCTAACTCTACTTGAAAATCGTAGAGATATGGCTTATGCAATTCAAGTTGAGTCTCAAGCAATGGTTCTCGACTTAATTCGTAAAGCCGTTGAGATGAGTGGTAACAATAATGTTGTTCTCTCTGGTGGATATGGTTTGAATTGTGTTGCAAACTATTGGTATCTTGAACAACTTAAAGATGAGGATATCAATTTATTTGTAGAACCTGTAAGTAATGATGCTGGAACTGCAATAGGAGCAGCTCTATTGACATATCATCGAGTCACTCAAAGTGATACAGTCAGAACTAAAATTGATAATCTTTATACTGGTATTTCTTATATGTACACTGAAGGTCAAATTAACGAAACTGCTGAAAAATATAATGCAACTTCTGTAATTGATGCAACTCATGAGGATGTAATTGATTTAATTACTAGTAAAAATATTGTTGCGTTATTCCAGGGTAGATCGGAAGCAGGTCCTAGAGCACTGGGTAATAGGTCTATTCTTTATGATCCTCGTGATCCTAAGGGGAAAGATCATGTCAATACAATTAAACGTAGAGAATACTTTAGACCATTTGCTGGTTCTATTCTCCAAGATTATGTTCATGATTGGTTTGATCTTCGTGGAATGGAAGATACTCCTTTTATGATGTATGCTGTTAAATGTCAAGAAGGAATTGAAGAAAAAATTCCAGCTATTATTCATGTTGACGGCACTTGTAGAATTCAAACAGTCACTCAAGAACAAAACAAACATTATTATGATTTGATTAATGTGTTCTATGAACGAACTGGATGCCCTATCATTTTTAATACTTCGTTTAATCTTGGTGGAGAACCTCTTGTTGAGACTCTAGATGAC